GCTCATGCAGTTTATTCTGCTCGCCGATCCACTAACCATCCATCAAGCTCAACTGTGCTTGATTAGATATGTTGTACCCCATCTGGGCACCTTTAGGACCTCCGAAAGCGGCACCAGCTGCCGCTGCGAAATACTTCAACGCTTTGGATTGAAACAGCTTATCAACCTTAGCAGCACCTCCCTCAACAAAATTACCAATACGCTCAAGTACTGAAGCGTTACCCTCACGTACCATCAAATTGTTCTTAGGTGGAGCATCTGCATAAGAATACAGTACATCTCCATCATAAGGAACAAATTCAAAGTGCATGTAAGAGTAACAATTAAGCGCAACCGTGCTAGCAGTAGCATCTGTTGTGTTAACCTCAATAACTTGCCAACCCGGGTTAACGAAAGTGTTAACCTGAGTAATGGTATCAGTATTCCTCCACTCGCGTGCATCATCACCCAAAGGCATAGGAATAACAAACAAATCCTCGTCACATAACCTACTCAAAGGTATTGTCATCATAGAATCTGCCATAGTAGTTCCAGCATTAATCGATGTGATAGATGAGCCAGCGCTAGGAGAAAACAACCTTATTGTCAAGGTGCCTGCAGTATTAAGCTTGCTTGTAGGTGCTTGCAACTTAATACCCCAACTCGTCAACCTCCACCTCCCCATGGTGGGATACGAGCTCAAAGCAGAGAGCGTACTATAAGTAAAGTTAGGCGCTAGGTAAGAACCTGCACCAACAAAACCAGTATAGCTTGGAAGGAAAAGAAAACCCCCAGTTCCAGTAGCAGACGTTGTAAATGTTGATTTCTCTCCACAAACATCAAAAGTTAATGATTTCGTGTATGAGTTATCAGGCCATCTTGCTCCGTTTGCTTGAGGACAGAAGGGGTTGGAAACTCCACACGTTTGCATAGAGAATGCCATAACAGGCAAAGAACTTCTAACCACCACAGGTTTAGCAGTAGTTGGTCGTTTCTTGCTCGCATTCTTCTTCTTCGCTCCTTGCTTCTTCGTCTTCGCCATTTCTCGCGTCTACTTTGTCCCTTAAGCGTTCGGAACAACGGCTGACCCCCCTACAGCCTCGGCGCCATCGCTAGGGTCATTGGAGGTTTCTTCACGATCCCCGTCGTAGTCAGCCATTGCTGCCTCAACATCCGCAATGATGCTGAGAGCAACGGCCTCCACTTCCGGCCAGTCAGGCCTGCACTTGTTAACGAAAACAAATGCATCGTAAAGTTCCTCCGACACTTTCCTGTTTCTAAAGAGTTGCAGGATTGATTTACAGATGGATTCAGGGTAGTGCGTATCCCTAAATATCAGATGGCTACAGAAATGCCACGGTGCTACTCCAACAGCGACATAGTTGTCTGTGATTTTGAAACCTAAAGAATCATAATTCAACTTGCTTCCCATGTACTTATTCAAGCAGTCATCTCCGTTTGACTTCGCCGGGACGTAGACATATCCAGAAGTCTCTGCTGTGGCAGCTATGGAGCATAGGGCTGAGCGCACGCGTGTTCCCTGGAAAGAAGTTTTAAACTTTCCGGAACGCATCCAGCACTCGTCCGTCTCCAAAACAACTCCATCTGAGCAAACCAAAATCGAGGGAGCTTTAGACAGCCAATTTTCCACATAAAGGAGTTTGGCCGTCACATCTTTCTCGAAAACAATTTCCTCGTCATGGAATTTTCCACAATGCATATACATCTCGATATCAAAGGCGACGTCATGGCAATCTTCCTTGAACGAGTACTCGTAACCCTGCACATCACTAACTTCGACTTCGTTGCCTAAATACTTTTCAGCCTTTTGGCGGAATTCCCTAAGAGCTTCGATATCCTTTAACTGGATACCAATGCAGGAAGGGCCTTCCATCCATTGTTTTGAGGCCTTAGTAGCGCGGCGCAAAGTCGTTGCACGCTCTATGCAGCTGTCCTTAATCGACACTGAATTGATAATTCTAGTCGGTTTAGAACTGCTCGTAGACTCGTTCTTGCCAAAGACCCTGATAGGGTCTTGCAAACCCCGCTCCACAAGATCAAATGCATCTGCGTCTTTTGGGTTCCTCTCTAAGGCCTCCTCATAGAAGGCTAAGCGATTATAGATCCTCTGTTGAACAGCGGCTCTTAATTCGCTATCGCCTCCCGCGAGAAGCTCCTTATTGGTTCGGTACTCATAACACTCGTCCATCCCTGGACTCGACTGCAAATTGATAGAAGCTACAATCTCACTCCAAAGCTCGTCAGAAATCTCGCCATATTCGCTCATCCCGGTGCTAGGTTCTACTTCGCACACCTGTGAGCAATAATCTCTCCTAATCAGACTCCAAGTAGGCGCCAATTTGTAGGCGACCGCTTTTGAAGCCCGCTCAAGATAGAAATTCAGGCTGATTCGTTCTTGCTTTCCTCCGAGTGGGGGGTTTGCTCTGTACTTGAGGACTTTGACGATTCCTTCGGTACAACTTTCAAAGCCTTCACCGCTGCTAACACCTTCGCCTTGGAGAGACTTCCACTCGCTAGCTCTTGCGATAAGAGCTGCAAGATAGGGTGAGACTCGCTTGGGCTTGGGTTTGGCAATGGGATTGGCTTGTCCAACGTATCGGAAGAACTGGCTTTCAACGTCCCCAACTCCTGGGTGTGTGTTGCCGCTCTCGCTAACACTTCTAACGAATCCGGACTTGTCATAGTCTGTGACGAAGTTTTCTTGGACTCTTCCACCCTGTTGCTGATTTGTGTCTGCGGCGCAACTGTCCGCTGAAACCCTTTTAAAAGGACCGGCATATTGGACTCATGGAGTTTGGTCATCTTGCCCCCTTTGGTTTTACCTCCGGAGCGTGTCCATCCTCTTTTCTTGGAATAAGCATGAGTTTCAAGAAACTCTTTCTCATTCGCTCGATAAGTCCTCATTGCGGCCTCTGCGTTGATTTGTTCCCACTCTTCCTCCATAACTCCTTCATCATAACGATGCTCACCGCGAGCCCTGGCGTTCTTTTGGAACTCAGCGGCCTTTTGGGCCGCAAGGACTCGCTCTCGATAATCATTAGCTGAATCATCAGAGGAGGAGCTGGAACTACTCTTCGCAGTAGTGGCTTCATTCTGGCGTGTGTGGTCTTGCAACACAGCAGCTGAAATGAAGAGGTTAGTGACAACTCCTTTCTCACTCATTCCTGCCAAATGCATCCCAACCAAATACTTAACGCCGTTGTCCAATTGTTGGACCTCAGCGCCAGAATGGCCGGGGACAGTTGAGTAGGAACCTCGAAACATGAAATTGAAAGACGTCTGTTCGGGAATACCTTCCGAAACAGTGCCGTACTCCGTACCGTCCTTACACGCACTAACGTAAACACGCTTATCCATAACAAGATTGCGCACTTTCGCTTTCGACGTGGAAGTCCGAGCAAACGCTGCTTTCCCGACCCGATAGATGACATAGTCGTCTTCATCAGAAGGAGACTCCTTAATCACCAATTTCGGGTCGAAAGTGAGCGTCGCCACGTTTCGGGAAAACCCTTTCATTTTAAACTCTGCGTCTGATAGCAACTTCAAGACATGGTTCGGGACCCACATGTCCTCTTCGGACACGCGAATACCCATACCAACAAACTCGAACTCCCCGAGCGCACTCTTTGCAAAGAGACGAACGGAAGAGCTTAAATGCATCGCGCCAGTAGCTTTGATGTCAGAATGGACAGTCAAAGATTCCTGGCCGAAAGACGGCACAGCCAATTTTGAGCGTTTATGCAGCACCTCACCCACCTCTAAGGGGGGGCTGGGCGGATCAACCTCTGCTTGCTCCACGAGAAAAGACAACCGACCGAAAATGGTTCTCAAAGCGAGCCACCCATCCCTAGGGGACTTCTTAATAGTCGCCCCGAAAAGATAAGAGACCACAGAGATCAAAATCGTTCGATTGTCAACGTGGACGGAAGGACTGAGTTCACTCAAGCGCGTTTTAAGCTTGCGTGCAAGTTGCCACATGATCCAACAGGCCTCAAAGATTAATTGATTGGCCTTGACCATGAGCTCCCTGGTCTCAGGTTCCTCAGACATTGATTTCAGTGTACTTTCCATCTTAGAATCGGGTAATGGAACGTACAATCTACAATATGTAATTCGAAATGTTAAGTACTTATACTATTT